ATATGTAGACTATTTACAGTATGCAATTAAAATCCGATATTACTGCGGATAAGTTATGTGTTGATTTGTTTAGACACGACTTTTAACATACGGTGTTCACCAATGCATAATCATTTTAAGTCAGAGTGAACAAGATGATTTAGATCCATGGTAAATCTATCGTCTCCAACACTAATGTAGTGTTGAATGATACGGAGATGGAATTGAATGATGTATTTTAAAGAGCCGCATATTATTTATAAGCTGAAACAAAAATGCATTAGGGTTACAATGTAAATGATATAACATCATATTCCCGACTAGGATTTACCAGTTTCACTAAGCGATTGACCACATAATGGTGTGCTTAGAGTGGGTGGTTGCACTGGATAAGATAAACCGATTCATACATGACGTAAAAGTATCATCGTGCTCATCATTATGCTTTAGGTGTTGCAGGTATAGCATTATGTTCATTAATGATTAAACATGCTGTATTACCTTATATATTTAGACGTTTTGTATAATTCCGTCCGGTAGCATGGATAATAAGAAAAATTTAAGTTTGTAAAAATATCATTAGCTACACCAAGAGTTGTTATAATAATTATGTTACTGTAGGTTCTGATGTGGCAATGTCGGTCAGAACACATATAAGTAAAGAGAAATTTAGAAATTTGGTTGACTATAATGAAAATGTATTGATCCGATACAAATTTGATTTGCAAACTAGGAATATAAAGAGTCCAAGATAAGGGAAAAATTTAAATGTTTAAGATTGCGATGATGTTTATGATCATTTGATATAATATTGCAATTGTGATAATGCCCCTGGTAAGTTACCCGTTTTGGAAGTAGTGAACATGGATGGAGATAAACGTACTGAATGTTTTACGAGTTGTCCCGTCAATGCAGTTGCTGCGCTATTTATAAGATAGGCCGCAGCTCATTTAACGGCTGACCCTTTGTGGTAACGTAGATATCAATAATTTTGCAGATAATCACCTTAATTATTAAACTTAGTGGACAGCATTAACACATCAGGGGACATACCGTGTGTCGTTACCTATCTTAATAAGGTTCATGAAAATTAAAAATAAAAATATAAACTTTATGTAGAAAAATACAAAGCATTGATGCGTTAAGAGACATTGAATTATTAGTGTACGGTCAAGGCAAAAGATGGTGAATATGTTAATAAGCCTGTTAACGATAACACAGAAAAGGAACCACGTAGTATTTATTCCGCACCTGAAGCGGAGATCATAATAGGCGGGGCTGTTAACATGGTATACACTGATCATTTATTAAGAAACAATAAAATTGGCATTTGTCGAACCAACAAATGGATTTGTCATAGAATTCGTTAAATGCATGAATAGATTAAAGACAGTGTATTCATAACCATGGATGGTAAAAGATTTGATTCTACATAACATTGGTGGATGCGATAATGTGTTGAGAATGAGGTTATGGAATAAACGCAATTGTTTGAGAAAATGAACTACAGGTAAAGTATGATTCATTAAGCCAAGAAGATAACTTTAGGCAGTAAAGCACATTATTAATTATTTGTTGGTAAGAAATTAGATAGACATTGCGTGTTGAATTGTGTTATTTAAGGCACGATGAATTCCGGTAAAAGTAACACAGGTTCAGCTAATTCCACAAGGTAAACTATAAATATTGAATTCATGAGACATGTGATGTCACAAAATTTAAATCAACAATTATCTGATTTAGATTTTGATTGGATTGTTGCTGGTGATGATGTTGTTATATGCATAAGGTAATAATTAATTCCTGCA